GACATCTTATTCTCCAGGCATCAAGCTCTACGTCAGTCTCAATGCTTGATATCACCATTTATTATTAATCAGCAAAAAGATATTTAGCCGGATTTCTCCGGCTTGACCTCTTCATAATCGAGATTCTGGCGACGGCAGCGTTTGGCTGCCTCCGTGCCTTCGTTCATCTCCCAGGTTACGCCGGTCCGCTTGTTACGGAACCTGACCATCTTAGCCGCGGCCACTAGCTCACCTCCAGGACTGTCATTTTTCCGGTTACCATGTAGCTCCCGATGTTGATGTATCCAGTCTCGTTCATGAACCGGGCGCTTTCCAGAGGGCCCACTATTACCGTTCCGGCTCCAAGCATATCGTCCATGGTCAGGGTCAAGTTGCCGATACCTGACCGGAATGCAGGCGGATTATCACCAGCCATCACGTTGAGGACGTCAACGGTTGGATCGGTGACATCCCATGAAGTAATGTTCACGAGCAGGAGATAGTCAGATACGCCATCAACTGCAAAATTGCAGGTCGAGCCGTTCCCTAAGATGGTGGTCCAAGCAGCGGTCATCCTGCCCCAGTCGTTTTGGCTGTCCATACTGACCGGGGTCATGGTCGTATAAGTGGCCGATGCCGCCCCGAGGAGCAGCATCATGGCCAAGAGAAGTATTGGAAGGAATTTCTTCATCTGTATCACCTCTAAGAGAAATTGCAGGTCATGACACCCAGATAGTCAGGCTGCACCACTTTTGCGCCATACAGATTATGACCTCTGACGATATCCGCGAACTGTTTCTGGTGGCGGATAGTCTCCACAATTCCCATCTGATCGGCGAAGCCAATGGCCTCACTGGTGCCGAACATCACCTTATATTTTGTCCCCGATGTGTTTGGCACGTTATGGGATACCAGGATGTCAAATCCGGCCAGGTTCCCTATTCTGCCGGTCATGGTGGCAGAGGTTCCCAGAGCGGGAGCTGAAGATCCGGACTGATGCAGTTCTTTGACCACCAATGCTTCCATCGCAGGGGGTATGATCATCCATCTGCCATTGGTGGGAACCAGGCTGTCAGATAGCTTCCTGCCGCAGTCTACCATCAGGTTAAAGACGTTGCTGGCGTCTCCCGCAGTGGTTACGGGTGTCTTGGGGGAGGCATCCGAGCCAACCAGATTTGCAGCGCTAGCGTCAGTGTAGAGGCTGGCCACGAATTGGTCAATCGTGTCCTTCATCTTGTATCCAGCCTTCCGCATCATGGGGTTCATGAACTCCCCTGCAGCCTGCTTCTTCTGCTTGTCTGTGATCAGGAACCGGAAAGCCTTGTCCTCAGTGATCTCAAGTAGAGTCTCAGCATCAGTCGGGGCGCTTGCATCGGCCATATCGGTCCCATCGGTATAATCTATGATATCGACATCACCGACTCCGATTATATGGACAGTGTCTCCTCGCTGGCTGATCTCTCCGCTCCATTTGTTATTCACTACATTCGGCTGGGCGTAAACCAGGTTCTTTCGTGCAAAATCAAGAACTATCGAAGCCCAGAACTCCGGGATAAATGCGCTAACCATAACTTAACCCTCAATGACCCTACCTTCATCCATCGCCAGCAGGATCTCATCTTTGAATTTGATATGATCTGCAGAGGACATCTTGGCGATCTCAGATGCCTTCCAGATTCGTTTGGCCGGATTTTCCGGCACACCATTGTTTCCCGCGCCCTGGGCCGCTTGCGGTGGACCAGGTGGCTGCTGTTGATTCCCTTGCTGAGCAGGTGTCTCGATTGTGAGTAGCTTGAGTTCGATAAGCTGCTCCACACTAGTTTGAATTTCCTCGCGAGTCTTCCCCGCGATATTGAGGTGCTGAAGAAGAAGCGGTATCTGCTTTGACGATACGCCCGCCGTCATCAGCGCCTCCATTTTTGCAATCTTCAGGTCTGCCCCGGAAAGTGTCTCCCCTGTCGGTGGTGCTGGAGTCTTAGCCTTCTTCTGAGCGGCTACGAAGTCCTTGAGGCCGCCAGGTGAAAGGCCAAGCTCCTTCTCGATTGCCCCCATTTTTTCAGCGAAGCGTTGGTTAAATTGCTCCTGGTTCATGATGAAATGTTGTGGGGGCTGTGGACTGTTCCCCGGCTGTGCCGATGGTATCTGGTTATTCCCGCCTTCTGGTTGTTCTGCCGGTAGCGTGCCGGCTGGTGGTACTATTGGGTCTGTCATAAAAATCTCCCTCCGATTATGCCCGGAGTAAGCCGATGATTAGGAATTGGGTTCTTCAGGAAGAGCCGTCAGGATCTCTATTCACTTGTGACTTGATCCTGGTGATTTCCTTCTGTAGTGGGCTTTCGGGATCGTCACTCATCTCAAAGTCCTGAGCAGTGGCCACAGCAGTCTCCAGGCTCATGAATCCACCGGCGTAGGCAGTTGACACGAACAGTATCGTTGCCGCTTGATCTTTTGGCAGGCCGTTCCGGATGTCAACCGTGATCTTTTCGATATCAATAGGATTGCCGATGAGCTGATTGTAGTGGGCCTCGACTTTCGGGATAGCCTTCTTGAGGGCTTTTGCGAAGCGCTTCACCCTGGAGAGAGTGGGCTGCAGCTTCAGAGCAAGGGCCGTCCCGCTTTCGGCCTTGTTGGCCTCCTCAACCTTGACCAGGTCCAGCATATAGAGGAGTTGGTTCATGCAGCCTTCAATCTCAGCTTCTACATGTTCCATGCTACCAACGTCTGGATGAACGAACTTCGGGTCAGATCCACTATCTTCCTTGTTGAAAGGCATGTCTAACCGAACGTCCCATGTTCCTTTTGCAAAATCGAAATGGTTGGGTGCCCCAGAGAACACCGGCCGTGAATACTTCCTCAGCAACTCGAATCTATCAGCGAACGCCCTATCTAGGGCCTCGATCAGAGAGGCGACCGATGGCGTATAGTCAGATCTGCCATATCTTATGTCAGTGGAGAGGGCATTGTCTACCCGAACGATCAGGATATCATCAATGCCAGTGATCTGCTTGCCCTCGGCATCAACCATCAGGCCAGCGTAGGCCGAGAAAGCCTTGAGATCTTGCCTATCGCCCAGCTTGCCTTCTTTAAGCTCATATATGAGATGCTGGATGTAGCCTTTGCCATGGATAGTGAGCTTGAGGTACTCCGTCTTTTCGACTGTGAACTTGTGGAAAAATACGTACTCCGAGACCTTGCGGATATTACCTGGAGCGTTTACGAGGTAGCAGTTCTCAGGGTTCTGGGCGAAAATACCGTCTTCAGTAGGCTCATAGAGGCCGAAGCCGTAACGACTGACATCAATGAGCACTTCCTCATCGGGACGCTCGTCTACCAGGTCCTCGCCGTCCAGCTCAACATCTGGATCGTCACCGATGCAGAGATTGATATAATTCGTTGTGGCCTTCTCACCCCAACCAAGGATTATAGCGACCTTCTTATCGTCGTCTGCTTTGTCTCGCAGATAAGCGGCATACTTCTCGAAGACCTCATGCTGATTGCTGTAGATCTGACGATTGAAAGCATGTTCTTTGAGCCTGTTGGCCTCGTCGGGATCTTCAGGCGGCCATGCCTTGCCCGTGGCTATCCAGGATAGGTCAGTGAGTGTCATCTTCGATTCTTCCAAACTCTGCAATCGCCTTGGCTCGATTGGCTAGTACTTTCTGATAGCAGTCCTGGCAAGCCTCGGCCCCGTAAATGTTGTCCTGGCCGGGCTCGCTCTGGCCGATGAAGGGCCGAAACTCCAGAGCCTTTATGGGCACTGGCTTCTGCTTGAGATTGGATAGGTTACGGCCACAAATTATGCAGATCATAGCTTGCCACCCCTCAGGATCTCTTCGCCGTACCAAACGGCCTGGGCTAAGCTGATCAGGAGGTCGTCGTTTTCTCCTTCCTCTGCCTCGAATTTTGAATATCCGTTCTCTTTCAGTTCAGCCTTGAAGGCGAGCATCTCGCGCTCCATTTGAGGCCAAAGAGGCTGGCCGGGGTTTACTCGCACTTTTCCGGCATCAAACGCCCCCAAGAACTTGCCAACGAGCCTGGGTTTTCCAACATGGATATGAGAGCCTTCTCGCTTGCAGATGTTACCTTTTGTGAAAGTTATAGCATGGTGCCTGATGCCTTTGGCCTTGAACATGTCAGACACTGCGACACCGACTCCGGTCGCGTCCATCACGAACTTAGGCGGCTCGGATTCGTTGAATTGCTTCATCTTTAGAATCCCAATCACCCAATCGACCATGTCGGGATAGTCCAGGCCTTGCTTCCGGGCAATAGTCACGACATCGTACTGGAAGCGCTTCTTTGTCGCAACGTACTGCATATCGACTGCCGAGAGAGCGCACCAGTCCCGGAGTTTTGCGGGATCGAGCGAAATAATATAAGTCATACCTCAATAATTTCCACGTTATCACTTATTGCTTTCAGAATCGATGCATGACTAATGAGTTGTGTCTCGCTCGCCACAAACTCGCCCTCGTACTCCTGTGAGTAGACGTAGGGCCCGAGTTCTTCTTTCTCTTCAGCCAGGAAGGCTGCAGATATCCTAGAGCATTCAGAAGCTACCACCTTCAGCCGGAGCCATGCAGTGCTGTTGCCATTTGCGACCTTGTAAAAATGGCCCCTCTGTCCGAACGGTGTCGAGGCCAGGACGAACTTGCAATCTGGGTATGTGGCCATCATAGGCCGAATGGCCTGATAGAGCTGGTCCGAGCACTGCGAGCTCTCATCCTCTATGATGACATCTGGCCGGGAGAAGCCCCGGATGGTTTTGCCTTTCGTGCCCCCAGGAAGGCACACAATCCGTGAGCCATTGTCCCATTTCATCCTCAGCTTTGTTCTCTCCAAGAGCTTAGGAGGACGTGACATCTGATCTATGTGCTCCTGGACCTTCTCGAAGTCTTCACGACTTTGAGTTAGAGCAGGTGCTATGATCAGGCTGAGGCTACCGGGCCGGAATTGGGCCGTGTGAGCACAGACCAGGGAGGACATGAGGCTCTTGCCGCCCTGGCGATGGATATTGAGACAGATCCGCTTCTTCGGACTGTCGAGCATCGTGATTTGCCAGTTGTCGAGCTTCAGGCCAAACTCGTCTTCAACCCAGATGCTTGGGACTTCTGCGTAAATGTCATTGATCAGCTGCAGCTTTTCGTTCTGCTCTTCTACGGGCGAGAGACTCCAGCCGCTCGTCGATTGACTGATCAGAGACGCTGGGGGTGACATTGGAAGATCTTTCGAGCAAAGCCCGCTTATCTGAAGCAACGCCATACGGAGTGGCGAGTGCCCGGAGGTCGTTAGGCGTCTTAGCCTCGTCTAACATTTTCTCTATTTTAATAAAAAATTTATTATTTAGCGAGAGCCTTCTTTCTTTGTCATAATCTGCTTTGGCATCGACCGCCTTTTTTGTTTTCGATTGATCGGATTTTTCTCCGATTAATGCGAGATA